ATTTAATCGTCGATGGTCTGGAGACCGTCACGCTAACCACGCTTGCGGCCACAACCACGACGATCTATCGGGTATTGAGATTGCCAGCGTTGGTCGATATCGGATCTGCTGGCGCATTGACAAGCTACGGCAATATCACACGCTGGAATATATGGATCCAAGAATGCCCTACCGCACCAGAAATAAACGCGCTATTGACCGACGCCGCTAACGTAAAATATCGAATCAATAACGTCACGCAATCAGTACAACGCAATATGTGGGAAATTGAAACCACGGCCGATGCGGGAGTCGGTCTATGAGTGCCTTTTATGATATTCTTAACGCCATCAAAACACGAATTGCGGTAACGTATGCAAACACCAAATTGCGTAAACGCGCAATCATGATTGAGACCGATACGCTACCATTGTTTATCGTTTCGCCTGGCACGGAAACAATCGGATTGGAAGCTTTTAATGGCGTCGTATGTTATGATTACACTGTGCAAGTGACTTATGTTGATGCTGGTAACAGAATTTTTGAAACAGATCTTGCGGCTCATTTGACAATCCGTGAGAACATCAAAAAGATTTTGTATCAGCCAGCGTTGACCGGAGTTTCTGACGTGATAGGGATGCAATTGGATATGCAACCAGCGTTTGAATCGGTCAGCGGAAACGTCAATAACTATGACGTTTGCGGCATGACAATCACATATCGAAAACTGGAGGCGCGAACATCATGAGTGTGGATATTTCTGCGATAGTCGGCGAAATATCTTGGACTCAATCCGTGACCAATTCCGGATTTGTCAAGACTTCGCAAGGGCCAGACAAGCTTACCGCAACCCTTGCGCCTAGCACAACCACGTACAATCGCATATATGCCGTCAAAGGCACGCTTGCGGGCGGCGCTAGCGTCACGATCAATCTGCAAGGCGTTACCGACTACCTGAACCAATCCTTGACGTTGACTAAAGTAATTGCGTTTATGCTCAAGGCGACGACAACCGGAATGAAGCTTGAGCCAGGCGCAAGCAATCCGCTAACGTGGCCATTGACCGGAACAAGTCCGGCATTAATCGTAGAAGCGGGCGGATTTTTTATTATCGGTGATGGCTTGCCGCACACGGTTAGCGCAACTGACAAAAACTTTAAAATTACCAATATGGATGGTGCTGTTACGGGTACTTACGAAATTGCTTTAATTGGAGGTCAGTGATATGGCGTTTTTCTCAGGCAAAACCGGATCGGTTACTATTGGCGGAACGGCTCAACCGCTGACCGATTGGTCAATCGATATCAAATCAGAAAACATTGACACAACCAACTTTGGCGACGCTGGATATCAGACAAATCTTGCTGGTGTTGGTGGAGCCGAAATTACCGCATCGGGACCATACGACGGCGGCGCTGGATCAACTGTTGGTACGTCCGGTAACTTTGTGCTGGCCACGTCAACCGATGCGGGCGCGCCATCTTACACGGTAGCCGCTCGAATCTCGTCTATCAAAATTGATGTTAACGTAAAAGGCGTTGCTCAAATTAGTTATACCGCGTCAAGCAATGGCACATTCACAATAACCTATTGATGGAGGCTATCCCATGGCGTTTTACGCTGGCAAGACTGGATCTGTTTCGGTTAATGGCGCAACTCAGCCGCTGACCGATTGGTCGATCGATATCAAATGTGAAAACATTGATACGACCAATTTTAGCGATGCCGGATATCAAAGTAACTATCCCGGTGTTTTTAGCGCGGAAATTACCGCATCCGGACCATATGACGGCAGCGCTGGCGCAAGCGTTGGCGCGTCTGTTGCGTTTATTTTAGTTGCATCCAGCGATGCGGGCGCGCCATCAATCACAGTAACGGCACGCATTTCATCGATCAAAGTCGATGTTAACGTGAAAGGCGTGGCTCAAATTAGCTATACCGCGTCAAGCAACGGTTCATTTTCCACAATATCATATTGACGAGGTATTGCCATGGCATTTTACCGTGGCTGCACCGCATCCGTCTCTTTCGGCACCGTATTCCTTCCGATGACGGAATGGAAACTCAATGTCGATGGAGAACGGATTGACGTTTCTGATTATGATCAGCAGACGTTCAAATCAATCGTCGGTATGCGAACAGCCACCATATCATTATCTGGACCATATCCATCGTCTATCATTGGGTATGGTTATGGTCTCGCCACTGGCGATGATTTATTGGTCAAATTATACCTTGATCCTGAATTCTATTATTTTTTCCAAGTGATGGCTCGAATTGAAAAAATGTCGGTAACAACAAACGTCAAAGGCGTGGTAGAGTGTACGATTGATTTAGTGGTCATCGGTGATTTTAAATTGGGCGATGACGCTAACACAGAGGCTATTGCAATATGAGTATGAGTCAATCATTAGGCGGTAATGCCGCGCCAATCATCGCTGTGATCGGCGATAAGGAATACAAATTTGGCTTGCTAACGCAAAAGATCAAAAGCGGAATTGAACGAATTGTCCAAAGTCGCGCGAGAACAGAATTGTTTCGCGACAAAAACGACATGGGCGATGAGGAATTTAAATTAGCCTACGGCGCGTATATGGACCGAATCAGTTCTGGCGCGTTTGCGTTTGGCGGCGTCAATTGTCGCGGATTCCTAACCTCGACGGATGGCCTTGCCAATTTGGTTCACCTAATGGCGGGTATTAGTCTCGACGAAGGCCATCGCCTAGTTGCTGAGTATTCGGAAGAAATTGCGGCTGTTGTGGGCCAGATTTTCACAGAGTCTTTCCGTTCGACCCGGACGGCGGAGATCCGGGGCAAGAACGAAATCTCCGAGTAGTCAACGCGCTGGCGGTTGTCGCCAGCCTTACGGATCAGCCGTATTTGTTATCGATGGATCAGATTGCGGAATTGACAGATTATCAAATTTGGAGGATCTACGGCAAGGAACGCGATGATCGAGGAGTACCAAAGTCGATACCTGGAAGTCTGGCTCCCTCGAAACGCGAATCCGGAATCGTTGAGGCTAAAGCCAAATATCTGTCAATGGGTGTTGCGTTAGGAATTTCGATGGACGAACTTAACGCGGCATGGAGTAAAAAAAATGGCGGGCGCAATTGACATGATGGCTGGCGGTATGGGCGGCGGAGGTGGCGGTCTTCAGCCGCTTATCTCCGCTCTCGACCACTATACATCGATGTTGCAAGCCGTCAGCAACGCAATCAATGGAGTCAAGACGGTCACGCCATCGGCCGCACCGAAAGCCGCCGCACCAACGGCCGCACCAGTTCCAACCGGCGCAAAACCAGCAATACCAGCAACGGCCGCACCAGTTCCAACCGGCGCAAAACCAGCAATACCAGCAACGGCCGCACCAGTTCCAACCGGCGGATTGGGCGCGTTGATGGAATCGATCGGCGGATTGGGCAAGGCCTTCACAGGATTGGCCCTGCAAGCTCGATTGATGGCTGAAGTGGCTAAAGCCGTGGCGATTGCTGTTGCGCCGCTGGATGCAGTTTTTAAGGCCATCGGCGGCATGCTCGAGCCGATCGCCAATGCGGTTGCCGGATTATTAAAACTGGCCATCGCAATCAGCCCGATAATGGTTGCGCTAAAACTATTAGGCAAATTACTGACAATTGTTTTGATGCCGTTCCAAATGTTGGGAAAAATTGTCGATGCGATATCGAGCGTGTTGGAAGCATTTATGGTTCCGCTCGATATGGTTGCCGAACAAATGGAAATGGTAGCGGATGCGATTGCGGCAGCTATTGCGGTTATTGGCATATCAGCAAAATCAGCAAAAACACCACAGAACGCGGTACAAAATGCATTCAAGTCGGTAACAAAAACTATTGAAAACGTGCTGGTCAATCCGCTTGAGGCGATACCAGGACTCATCGGCCAGATCCGTGGAGCGGTTGAAACGCTCAATCCGGCGGCTATGGTTGCGTTTGATTTGGCTATGCGGGATTTGATGGCGGTATTCGGCGAAGCCTTCATGCCAATTGTTCAAGTCGCCACAAGCGTTGTGCGGGAATTCGCCAATACTCTTCGCCCAATTCTGCAAACAATGGCTCCACTATTTAAACGCATGGCTGAAAGTATCGGATCGTTGCTGATTAAGAATATTGACAAATTGACTCAAGCTTTTGAGCGCATGCTTCCGTTTATTGAAATGTACATTAAATCAATGATTGACGCGGCAACTAGGCAAGGCGCAATAGCTGATCAATCAGCAGCGAATAACAGTTCACTTAAAGACATTGGATCATTTTTTGCCAACTTTTTCAGGTCAACAAAACAAATTGAAGATTCGGCAAAAAAGGAAAGAGCGGCAAAAGACAAGGTTAACAATTTGATTAACATTGAAGCTGTTGGCATGAATAAAGCCGTGCAAGAGCGGTTGCTTGGAATCCTCCCTGATCCAAAAGTTATGAAAGCAAAATTGCAAGGCAAAATTGATGAGATAACAAAGCTTGAAGAGGCTGACAAGCAATCCGGATTTAAAGAACCGGTTGCCGTCATGGAAGGAAGATCGAAAGAAAAAGAAATGCTTAAAAACATGATTGATCTTAGCCAAATGCGAGATCAATTTGTAAAGTCTGGCGCAAAAGATCAAGACGGTATGGTCAAGGGCGGAGAACAAGCACTCAATGAAACGCTGACCGAAGTTCACAAGGCTCGAAAAGATCTCAAGGACAAAAAGATTGATCAAAACCAATTCAACGCCGTTCTTAATCGATTGGTCGAGGCGCAAAAGTTTTTAGGCGACAACATGAAGAACGCAATCAAGGCGGGCAAACCGGCGGGCGCTGAAGGCCTTGCGGCCGCAGTAAATCCCGCGTTTAAGTCAATCGCCGAGTTGACACGAGAAACGCTTCTGAGCGCATTTGTGGCCACGTCCACGGGTGCGGATATGAAAGAAAAACAAAATCAAAGAGCCGTTGATAACGTGGCCGCGTTGCCGGACGTAATTAGAAATGGCGTTGAAGATGCGATGGTTGCCGCCATGAGACAAGTTGAAAGAAATCCAGAACCGAATGCCGCAAGGCCCGTATTTGATGGAGGGCGGGCATAATGGCGTTGACCAACGTAAATGAGGCCACAGAACGCATTGCATCACGCAATCCATCGGTAGCCGGTTTCAGCCTGATGGAAGGCGGCCGCGCCACAATGAAGCTCATCATTGATGAGCCTCGAATGGAAGAAGCTTGCAAGGAAATTCTTGGATATGCGGAGTCCGGTTTAGAAAGAATAGTACGAACATTACCAGTTGCTCATCCTCAATTCCCGTGGCTATACGCCGAACGAATTTCATCAATTGAAGGATTGGAATTTTTCGCCAAATACGATTCAAATGCCAATTTAGGCGATACATTTGTGCAAGTGCCAATGTTGGAAAATTACGCTCGATACAACAAATATGAATTAACAATTGAATTTACTCCAAGACCATATGCGTTACAACTTGATATAAGCTTAGGTCGAAATAAAATTGATTGGCGTGACGAAAATAATGTTGCTCAAAGTAATTTTTATTATCCCGAATGGGCAAGATTTTTTGAAGTATTGTACAAACCATCGGCAGAATATTTAACCGCAGTAGGCGGCCAATTAATTTGGAAAATGGACGCCAACAATGCCTTGGACATGCAAAATAAAACGGTAGCGGGTGGACAAATTCGATCATTGATACAATCAACGGCGCTTGAAATGAAATGGTATTGTGTGCCATATTCTTACGTCACTAGCACTAATTCACACATTAATAAATGTTTAGGTCACGTTAACTACGACACGTTTTATGGGCATAAAGGCGGAAAATTGTTATTGGTTGGAGCGGAAGTCACCCGTGTTTATTCTCCGCCATTTCCAAAATTCACGGCATGGAATGGTGGAGCGGGCGGGTTGCCTTCACAAAACAAATTATGCGACATTACATTTCATGTTTTGTTGAAAGATATTGAGCCTAAAAACGCGTACACTGTGACAATGGACAACAACATGGCCAACGGTCATAACCTTGTTTTGGCTGGATTCGACAACAATCATTATTACGTGGAAAATTCAAATAGCGGCAAGCCATTGTATCCATCGTATCCGTTCCAATTGCTGTTCACAAATCCGGACTAATCATGAAAATTGTTAGCGGCGATCCTCGATTGATTGTGGATGAAACGCCAGGCGGCGGGTATTCAATTCGTTTTCTAAGCGACGAATACATTACCGCAAAAATAACCGGCAACTTTACAATATCATCGACCAAATTTTATACGTGGGTTGAAGTTCGTCCGCTTAAAAACGGCAATGGATTTGAGGTTCCGACTGGCGCAAAAGCTGGAACAAGTACCGACAATTACGCAATTGAGATGAATAAATCGGCTACTGTACCGACAGATACGTTTGTTCGATTGAGGCCGCGTGGCATAGCTGACACGTCGCTCTTGTCTGGTTCTGGTTGCGTGGTTAATCTTTGGGAATTTATTTATGATAGTAGTGGAGGAAGTGGCGCAGTAAGTAGCGTGCAATGTGTTGGAAACATTCTTTATGTGACGTACGGATAGCATATGCCGACAACAGTTCCGTACACATGTTATAATTTTCCCGGTTCTCAAGGAGAAACGGCATTACCCCGCCCTTGGCCTTGTTGTGGCTGGGCATCTCCTCCAGCATCCTTATCGGGTACATATCGTTGCACATCTACCCCGACGTTTTTGTGTGGTGGCGCTCCAACTACTACAACGGCGTTTACATTGCTACGCAACAATTTGTGCGGGGCGGTATATTTGTACAATGCCGTTGGTATCAACTTTTACATTAACATTACGCTATCACTTTGCACTGAGCCAACAGGGGCGATAGTTGGAAGCATTGGCAGCCCTGGACCGGGAATATGGACGCCGGACGCTACTGGCAATGGGTGCTCGTTTGTTAGTGGCGTATACAATTTTGTTCTAGGTGGTACGCTTCAAAATGGTGGTCAAGTCTTAAGAATTGATTTTAACGCGGTGACAATGTGAATGGATTTACGGCCGATGTTATTAGCCCGGCAGATTGTTATCGTCAGGTAACGGCTGGTAGTGCGTTTCCTTCGGTATCTATGCACGTTCTGATCCAAAGTCGAGAGGCAACAATGCCCGTCGATGATCAGGCGGCATACTGTGGCAACGTGATGATTCCTAAGTATTCTACGGCCGCAGATTCTATGGATGCAGTTTCTTACGGATTGGATAATGACGGGATATCTATTTCTTCCTCGTTGAAATTTGACCTAGCCGACGTGTCGGCATGGGATCAAGTCATTATCACTCCATACCCTGGTCAGCCTGCATATACTGTAAAACTTTATGGACCACGGTTTAAATCGCCATCAACATACATTCGACTAACAAAACGCAATCAAGTCGCAGCGCCATTTGAAAACCTTAGTTCTGTGAATTGGGTAGATGCCACAGATACAACGTGGGGGCAAGACTGGCTCGGAAATCTTATGCCTGGCGGATGGTGTTATGTTAATCGTGGCATGTCAGAACCAATGAACGGGACGACATATTGGGAAGATGCGCGCAAAAGTAGTGAACCGCTTAATACAATTGATAGGACTAGCGAAACAACAATACATCAAAACTGGATGCCGTTCTGCACGCCAATAACCGCATACAATTCGTCTGGATCATCTTTGGGCACATTTGATGGTCTTGCATTTATGATATTTTGGAATTTAGCTGCAGTCAAAAATCCATTAGCTCCTCCAGACGATGCCGTCTATCAGGGATCTCCTCCGATTCCAAAGTTAAGCCCATTTAAACAACTACTTAGCTTTGAGGTTTGGATTTACTTGACCGCAAATCCAACAACTGCCGGATCGTTCAAATCTCCACGTATTGCCCGTGTGCGGTACTGGACCTACACACGAACACAAGGAGACGGCAATTCGCCGTTTGATCCATATTTGTTTTTCAACGCCTCAGTTGGACCTACGGCATCACTAATGATTCCGATCACATTTCAACTACTTGACAACGTCAACAACCCTACGCATCTTTCAAGTAAATTACAGTATATTGCTTTATCAGGCCTTAAATTTGCCGTAGGTGCTTAATGCCAACCATGATCGCCTCCAAGGGCACATTTGTTCTCAATGGTCAAGACGTTCAATTACTAAAACGTTTCATGGTAGCCAAAGATATATGCGCAATTGCTCCGGCGTACAGCACTCCAGTTACGTTTGATTGTTCGCTCGCTT